TAAAGTTACTTCTGCAGTTCCAATTACATCAAAAGCAGATGGCGGAACACCAAAGGTTATAACTTATAAAGATGCCTCTGGAAATCAGATAGTATTTTCAGCTCCTCCAAAGATTGTAGTTTCTGCTAGACAAACTAGTACTGGCAAAGGGCTTGCAATAGCTAATCTTAAAGAAGTTGGATCTGCAACATTTACAGTACAGGCAGGATGGACAGCTCCAAGAACAACAAGTGGCGATATAACAATTGATTATATAGCAATTGGAACAGTTAATAAATCATCTGCTCCAGCATCAACTGCAGCAAGTAATGGAAGCGCAGGAACTGCAGGTTCAACAACAGGACCAACTTATGTAGCACCTAGAGGTGCTTTTATACCAGAATAAAAATTCATATATAATATACTTATATGAAGTGGTATCAGCCTATTCAAAGCTGGCACCAAAGAAAAACTAGTATAAGTGAAAATGGCTATATATTAGTTTGGGTGCCAGAACATCCTAAAGCCTTCTCAGGAGGCTGGTACTACGAACACGTTTTGGTAGTAGAAAAGATCTACAATAGAATATTAAGTAAGGGCGAAACAATTCATCACATAGATGAAAATAAAACAAATAATAACTATTATAATTTGTTTGTTTGTTACAGGAAGCAACACGATAAAGCCCATCGCCAGGCTGCTTGACAGAAATAAGGTAATAACCTATTATATATATTAGACGACGAATGGTCGTCTATTCGTCGTAGTTAGGAATACAATGACAGAAGCAAAATCAGACCTTAAATGGATGATGGTTAGTGACGTTCACTTTCCAAGACATGATCCACGCAAGGTCGAACTATTTCTTAAGGTAATGAAGTGGTTTAAGCCACATGCAGTAGACCTATTAGGAGATATTGACGATGCAGACTCTACCAGTAGATGGGCATCTGAGTATCCAACAGAATTTTCAATTCCAGTTGGAGATGGTGGCGTTAATGAAACAAAACAGTTTATGAATGATATTCGTAAGATTGTTCCAAACGCTGACTGTCATTTTCATGACGGTAACCATGGATGGACAAGACACGGAGACTATCTTTCTAAGAAGGCTCCAGCTTTTCTTGACGTGATTACACCTAAAACATTATATGAGTATGATAAGTACGGATTTAATTGGCACAACTATAATGAACCACCAGTCCAACGTTTTGGAGATATGTGGGGACATCATGGTGAAGCAATCTCTCAGAACTCTGCAGAGTCCGTAAAGAAAGATGTACTAAACTGGGGAGTCTCTTTAGTTAGAGGTCACTCTCATAGAATGGGTGCTTTTTATCACACATATAACTTATCTGGCCAAGAACTTCGTGGCTATGAAATTGGGCATCTGTGCGATGAAAGCAAGATGGATTACTCAATTCAAAAGAATTGGCAAGCAGGTTTTGCCATTGCACATGTTGTTAATGATTATCCACATATGCAATTAATTCAAATAACAAAAGACTATACCTGTGTCGTTGACGGCAAGGTATTTAGCGCATAAGGAGAAACAAATGGAAGGTATTCTTGTATTAGTTGCTGCTCTAGTAGTTAACGTAGCAACTTCATTAATCAAGAATGTTAGAATGACTTCAAAGCAAAAAGGTAGCGTTGCACTTGCAACTTCAGCAGTAGCTGGATTCCTAGCAGCTTTGATTCAGGGAGACTTGAACACAGGAGACTTCGCACAGACAGCTGTGCTAGTATTCGGTGCATCTCAAGCAATTTATAGCTTTATTCTTAAGGGCACACCAGCAGATAAGATCATGCTTGCTGCATTTGGCGGAACTAATCAGTCAGTAAAGCTTGCAAACGATGTGTTTGCAGAAGTAGCCAAGGCTGTTGAAGAAACTAAGAAGACAGTCAAGAAGGCTCCTGCTAAGAAAGCAAAGCCAAAGGCATAGGCTAAATACAAATGAGATGCGAAAGATGTTCTGGAACTGTCTTTGTTGACAGGGTATTTTCTCAGAAAATGCATGTGGAACTCTTTTGTATTCGATGTGGCAAAAGATGGATGATTGATAAAGAAAAGAGCGCATTCGGTAGATGGGTAAGCAACAGGGAAAGATTGCATCAAAACGCATTCGGTATTTCTTCCTAAATGGTGACCTACACAAGACTATTCATATAAATAGATCTAGTGATATCGTTGTGGCTTGGAATTATCCAAATAAAAAAAGAACTTCATATTCTTGGAGCGATGCACAAAAGAATATGGAAAAGGCATACACTATAACGGATGTTGCCAAAATTCTTGATCGCCACAGAATGACAATAGACAAATATATTCGTCAAGGTCTAATTAAAACTCCACAAAGAATATATAAGATTGACGGCAAATTTGACTCTGCTGGCAAGTATATGTTTTCAGAAAAGGATGTTTTAGACCTACATGAATATTGTTCTACGATCAGCAAGGGTAGGCCACGTAAAGATGGACTCATCAATACCTCTGGCCTCCCGAGCAGATCTGAAGTAAGGTCTATGCTTAAGCAGTCATCGGTTTTATATGTAAAAGATGAAGATGGTAATTTTATTCCAGTATGGAAGGAAAACAATTGGTGAGAAGAAGAGCTAGACAAGAACCGCAGATCGAGCATGTAGAGTTTGCAATGCATAAAAATAATACTATTTATTTAAAGAATGCTTCATACATGTTAGGTAGGGCTGCAGCACTAGCAGAAGCAAGCGGTGATACTGACACATTGCTTCAGATTGCAGGTGCTTGGTTAGAGATTGATAGAGATTTAAGTAAGCGTAAGCCAAAGTCTGGTAAAAAGAAATTGCCTATGGGCTTTACAGCCGTAGGAGATAATGATACAATTTCTGATGAGGAGGATGCGGATGAGTGAAACAGTAGTAAAGGTGGACCTTCAGTACACACGTAACCTTGGTAACTATGAAAGCATTAAGGTAAATATTGGTGTTGAGGACATAGTTAGATCTGGCGAAAATGTAGATACTGCCACAGAGCGTGTATATAAGTTTGTAGAAGATAAGCTTATTGAAAAGATGCAGGAAATTGAAAAGGAACTAAAAGCTTAATGGCTAAAGAGGCTGCTAACAAACAACCGTACATTTTGATATCTATGTATGAGTCCTTATATAAAGAAAGATATAATAGGGCTCCTAATATAAATAGATACCGTGAAAAATGGGCTATGCAAGATGTTATAGATAGTATAGGTTTTGATAGAGCAAAGGCAGTCTTAGAATATTATTTTAAAACAAGCAAGAGTGGTCACCCAATACAGCACTTTTTATTTAACTTTGACAAACTCAATGAGGTTATGGTAGAGTTAGACAAAGATAAGAGTGCTAGAGATAAATTATTAGCGGAAACAAAGCAGATGGTGGAGGAATATGAACACAGAAGCAGCGGTAATTAGTGCGGTCTGTAAGAATAAAGACATTAGTTCATTAATGTCTGAAAATGTAGACGACCTATTTGTTGCCTACAAAGATGTGTGGGATGGCCTAAAGTCATACTATATGAAGTTTAGATCTGTGCCTGAAGTAGAAGTCCTTCAAGATAGATTCAGAGACTTTGATCCAATAGCTACAACAGCAGAGACTGGATACTACTTAGATCAATTAAAGAATGAATACTTGTCAGGTCGTGTCAGAAATGTTCTGCTAAAGGCTGGAACGTCTCTAAAAGAAAACGCCGCTGCAAGAGTTATTTCTGAGCTTCAGAAGGAGATTGCCTCTCTTGGAAGATACACAAATAACGTCCGTGACCTAGACCTAACAGATTTTGAAGATGCAGAAAGACACATTTTAGCCCTTCGTGAGAGAAGTGCGGCTATGGGCGGAAGCCCAGGAATTGCTAGTGGGTTTAAGGCTATGGATATAGCATACCCTACTGGAATGGCTCCAGGACACCTTATTGTGGCTATTGGATGGCCAGGTAGGGGTAAGACGTGGTTCACGTCTTATTTGGCCTGTAGAGCCTGGGAACAAGGCTTTAAGCCAATGATTGTATCCCTTGAAATGTCTCCAGAAAATATGCGTGACCGTATCTATACCATGCTTGGCTCAGGATTATTTAGAGCATCAGACTTTTCCCGTGGTGATATTAACCTAGATGATTTTGGCAATTGGGGAAAGAAAAAGTTTGAAGATAAGCGTGGATTTATCTTAGTATCAAACGAAGGTATGGCTGATGTTACGCCTGCAACAGTTCAGGCTAAGATTGACCAGCATAAGCCAGACCTAGTTATTTGCGATTACCACCAGCTATTTACAGATACAAAGCGTTCTAATTCTGAAGTAGAGCGTAACCGTAATATCTCTCGTGAGTTTAAGATGCTTGCGGTATCAAATAATATTCCTATTATTGATATTACAGCAGCAACCATGGATGATATTTCAGATCAAGATGCTCCACCACTACTTTCTCAAGTAGCATGGTCAAAAGCTATCGAGTATGATGCTGATATGGCTATGGCTATCCACAAGCATCCAGATACAAATATTGTAGAGGTTGTTTCTAGAAAGAATAGACATGGAAGAAACTTTGCTTTCTATCTAAACTGGGATATTGATCGTGGAATTGTAGAAGAAGTTTATAATGCTCCAGGAGATGGAGAAGCAGTTGCGCCTCAGTAATACTATGGACTCACAGGTATATTCAGCATCTCAGATAAAGTCAGTTCTAAAGTCTATCGGAGTTGATATTATTGCGGAGACTGGAAATGATTTCCTATGCTTGTGCCCATTCCATGGAAACAGAAACACTCCAAGCTTTAGCGTAAGTAAAGAGCGTGGTGCTTTTATATGCTTCAATCCATCATGCGGAGAGTCTGGAAGTATTATTGATATTGTTAAAAGGCTTACCGAAAGAAATGAGTTTGAGGCAATTCGTTTTATAAAGGTAAAAGAAATAGAGAATGATGTAGATTTTGAAGATACTCTTTCAAGCGTTTTAGAGGATAAGCCAGACTTTGTTGAGTTCTCACAAGAAACGCTGGATAGACTTCATGCTGATTTGACTGGAAATAAAGAAGCCAGAGACTATTTTGAGTCCAGAGGAATTAATGAAGAGTCTATGAAGCACTTTGCTTTAGGTTATTCTTCAGCAATGAATATGGTTATTACTCCAGTTCATAGTCCAGATGGAATGCCAGTCGGACTAGTCGGAAGATCTATATCTGAAAAAAGATTTAAGAATAGTAATGGCTTACCTAAGAATAAGACTATGTTTAATTTGCATAGAGCTAAAAAGTTGGGCGGAATAGTAATAGTGGTTGAGTCTAATTTTGATGCCATTAGAGTTCATCAGGCTGGATTCCCAAACGTTGTTGCTACTCTAGGTGGGCATATATCTAATGATAATATAAACTTACTTAATAAATACTTTACTAAGATAATTATAATGACAGATAGCGATGAAGCTGGAAGATCATTGGGTAAGAATATCGCAAGCAAGTTAAGAAATAAAGAAGTTCTTTGGGCTATGTATGATGATGAAATACTTTATCCGCATGGCGCTAAAGATGTTGGTGACATGAATGATGCGGAAATAAAACAATGTATTTCAAATGCTATTCCACATTTTCAATATTCCAATAATATGCTATAATAAAGACACAGGGGCATTTATAGCCTCAACTATATAAGGAGAAATAAATGGCAATTGTACGTGGCCTAAAGAATATGAATAAGACCTTGGATAAGCCTTCAGTAAATAAGACTGATGGACCAAAGGCAAAGTGGTTAAAGTTGGAAGATGGCGAAAGCATCAAGATTCGCTTCTTGCAGGAATTAGATCCAGACTCCCCTCATTACTCAGAGACAGCAGGTCTTGGATTCATCGCAGTAGAACACACAAACCCAAAAGACTATCGTCGTAAAGCATTGTGCACAATCGAAGATCAAGGTCGTTGCTGGGGCTGCGAACAACATAAGAAGGACTATAAGGCTGGATGGAAGGGTCGTTCAAGACTCTACATTAATGTTCTAGTAGAAGATGGTAAGGAAGATCCATATGTTGCAATCCTTTCACAGGGTTCTAGCAACAAGTCAATTACACCAACACTAATTGAGTACGCTGGTGAAATGGGATCAATTACAAATCTCGTATGGCGTATCAAGCGTTCTGGTTTGAAGACAGAAACAGGATACACAATCATTCCACTAGCGAAGGACGAAGAGACATTTGACTCCGCAGGCCTAGAGCTTTTGGACCTAGAAAAAGCAGCAGTTCGTGAAGTTAAGTACGAAGAGCAAGAAGCTTTCTACCTATTCGGTGACGGAGAGTCAGAAGCAGATTCATCTTCAGATACTAGCTCAAGCGTAGCCTGGTAAAAATATTAGGGCGAGGGTCCTACGGGACCCTTGCCCTACACCAATTATAGAAAGAAGAAAATGAGTTTTACACACCTACACGTTCATTCATACTACTCATTAATGGATGGGCTTAATTCTCCTGCTGAGTTAATGCAGGCTGCGAAGAATTTGGGTCATACTGGTATTGCAATAACAGATCACGGAACTCTTTCTTCTCACAGAGATATGCAAATTGCGGCTCAGGAACTAGGCTTAAATCCTATCCTTGGTCTAGAAGCATATATCTCCCCAACAGATAGATTTGACAAGTCCTCTAAAACAGATAAAACTGTACAGGCATACAACCACATAATCTTGCTTGCAAAGAATGAGAACGGACTTAAGAACCTAAATATCCTTTCAGAGATTGCATGGACAGAAGGGTATTACCACAAGCCTAGAATTGACCGTGAGGTTTTGTCTCAGTATGGAGATGACCTAATTGTTTTATCTGGATGCATGAATGGACTTATATCTAAAGCAATTGAAAGAGATGAACTAAAGGAAGCAAGAATGCTTACTGAGTGGTTCAAGAATAGATTTAAAGATGATTTTTATATTGAAATTCAACCGCACAATCCAGTTGAATTAAACAACAAGCTACTTGAGTTAGCTGATGAATTTAAGATTAAGCCAGTCATAACTGGAGACTGTCACTATGCACGTAAAGAAGATCGTGCAGTAGAAGAGGCTATGCTTATCTTGTCCACCTCTCCAAAGATTAATAGAGATGCTGATTTCGAAGCTTCAAGAAAGATGACAGACGTCTTTGAAAGATTTAATTACCTGTATCCAGATAGAAGAATATCTTTTCAGGATATTGATGTCTACATAACATCAAGAGAAGAGTTAGAGCAACACATGTCTTCTCAAGGTATCACAAGAAAAGATATCTATTCAAACTCATATGAGATTGAAAAGAAAATTGGTGAATACGAGTTTAGAAAGAACTTAGATCTACTTCCAGTTCCAAAGAAGGATGCACATGCAGAGCTAGTAAGACTAGTCTTTGCGGGACTAGAGAAGAAGGGTCTTATGGATGATCATAGATATATTGATCGTGTAAATGAGGAACTTGCTGTAATTCAAAGTAAGAACTTCTCATCTTACTTCCTAGTGGTAGCAGACATGATTACTTGGGCAAACAAGAACGACGTTATGGTTGGTCCAGGTCGTGGATCTGCAGCAGGTTCTTTAGTTTGCTATGCTTTAGATATTACTAGCGTAGACCCAATTAAGTTTGACTTACTGTTTTTCCGATTTATTAATCCAGAACGTAATGACTTTCCAGATATTGATACAGACTTTGAAGATCGTCGTAGAAAAGAAGTTAAAGAATACCTTCGCAAGAAGTTTAAGAACGTTGCTTCTATTTCTACATTTACATACTTTAAGGATAAGGGTGTAGTTAGAGATGCAGCACGTGTATTCGGTGTCCCATTGTCTGAGGTTAATAAAGCAATGAAGCAGATTGACACATTTGAAGAGTACGAGACAAGCCCTAACTCATTCTGGTTTAGAGAGAAGTATCCAGAAGTAACTAACCTAGCAAGAGATTTGCGTGGAAAGATTAGAAGCGTTGGTATGCATGCTGCTGGTATGGTTGTAGCAAAGGATGACCTAGTTAAGTTTGCCCCAATTGAAACTAGAGCTGATGCAGATAATGAGGTAAGCGGTAGAGTTCCAGTAGTAGCATATGACATGGATACAGTTGCTGACATTGGTCTAATCAAGATCGACGCACTTGGACTAAAGACACTTTCTGTTATTTCTGATACTCTCAAGATGATTTCTGAAAGATATGGAAAAGAGATTAACTTAAATAAGTTAGAGCTAGATGATCCTGCTGTTTATGAAGATTTATCAAACGGATATACTAAAGGTATATTCCAGGCAGAAGCAACTCCATATACAAATCTTCTCATTAAGATGGGCGTAAGTACATTTGAAGATTTAGCTGCATCTAACGCACTTGTTAGACCAGGAGCTATGAATACTGTTGGTCATGCGTACATTGCTCGCAAAAAGGGTGAAGAACCAATTGTATACCCACATGCAATACTAAAAGAATTTACAGAAAGGACGTATGGTGTTATTATTTACCAAGAACAAGTTATGCAAGCATGCGTATACCTTGGCGGTATGTCCATGTCGGAAGCAGATAAGGTTAGAAAGATCATTGGCAAGAAGAAAGATGCTAAGGAGTTTGATGAGTTTAGAGATAAATTTATTCAGGGTGCATCTACACACGTACCAACAGAAACAGCAGAAGCTTTATGGCATGACTTTGAAGCGCACTCTGGTTATTCGTTTAACCGTTCTCATGCTATTGCTTACTCTTTGCTTTCTTATTGGACTGCTTGGCTAAAGCATTACTATCCACTAGAGTTTATTTTTGCTATTTTAAAGAATGAGCAGAATAAGGATGCACGTACTGAGTATTTAATTGAGGCTAAGAGATTAGGAATTAAAATCTTATTGCCACATGTTAATGAGTCTGACCTAGACTTCAAGATTCAGAAAGACTCAATCAGATTTGGCCTATCAAATATTAAATATATATCTGATAATATTGGCAAAAAGATAATTGCTGCTGGTCCATTCAAGACATATAAGCACCTAGAAGAGGCAGCGGCAATTAAGGGTAGCGGAATTAACTCTCGTGCTCTAACTGCGCTAAATGCAATCGGTGCAGCGGCTTTTGAGGATAATCCAAGAACTGGTAAGGAGATGGAGAACCTTTACGAGTATCTAAGTGTCCCTAAGTTTGATCTTGGAAGAGTCCCTCCTAATATCAAAGCTCAAGTTAACTTCATCGAGGATTTTGATGAACGAGGAACATTTGTTATTCTTGCTATGGTCAAGGGAATTAAAAAGGGCACTGGTTGGTCACGAATTGAAATGGTCGATGAGACTGGAACAATTGGTGTATTCCATACCGAACAAACACAGATTGAAGTAGGAAACATGTACTTCTTCTTGATCGGAGATAATAGAATTCATAGATATGTTACCATTGACGATGTTGCTAATAATATAAACGACACATTTGTTCAATATCTACATTCAACAAAAGTTAATGTGCCAGAATCTATGAGAATGACTGTTAGCCTGTTGCCATATAGAACTAAGCAGGGCAAGTCTATGGGTCACTTAATTATGACTAACAGTAATAAAGAATTAATTCGTGCCATTGTTTTCCCACAGGTTTATGATAAGCTAAAGGGAAGAATTAAGGACGGAATGGTATATATACCAGAAGTAGGAAATACAGAAGATGGAACATATTCACTAAGGAGTATAAAATAATGGATTACAAAGAACTAGAAGGAAAGATCGAAGCAGCACATATTCTTGCAGCTATCATCGATAATATGGGAGGAAAGTATGAGATACCAGCCACCATGCTATTTGCAAACATTCAAGTAGACAAAATGCTAGTATTAAACTATAATGAAGAAAACGCAACATTTGAATTAGAGTTGCAAGAAGCAGAGAAAGAAACAACTAATAATGACACTACAAGTAATGAATGATTATGGAATTGATGCCCTGTCAGCTGTTCTTCATGAAACGGCAATCGAAAAGGGTTTTTGGGATGGCGAATTTACTTATGATAAGATAGGTAATAAGCTGGCTTTAGTTCATTCAGAAGTAACAGAAGTCTTAGAGGCAATAAGAAAAGACAAAGGTTCAAAGGAAACAGTAGAAGAAATTGCTGATATCCTTATTAGAACCCTAGATGTATATGCAGCCATGATGAATAATGGTATGGTTACACATTCGTTAGAAGAGATCCTAGACGAAAAGATTCTGAAGAATCAATCTCGTCCAAGACTGCATGGCAATAAGTTCTAATGAACGATGACGCCTACCTACTATTTGGGCCTAATAATGAAATCCTTATAGTAATAAAAGGCACAGAAGATGAGCTCCTACTAAAGATAATAAAAAAGATATTATCTTCAAGAGACAAAGATATAAAACGCATTGGCGAAATACTAGAGAAAGATTTTTATGACAGAAATATCAGAAATTCTAGCACTGCTAGATCCAAAAACACGACAAAGAGTTCAGTCAGCCGTAGAGGTAGAAACCCTAAAGCAAAGAACACCTAGCGTTGGCCTAAACATGGCACTGAAGGGTGGATTTGGGTATGGACGTCAGATCTTAATCTGGGGAAATAAGTCAGCTGGAAAGTCATCATTCTGCCTGCAGATGATTGCAGAAGCGCAAAAGGATGGCAAAGTATGTGCATGGATTGATGCTGAACAATCATATTCACAAGAATGGGCAGAAAGACTTGGAGTTGATTCAAGCAAGCTTATTTATTCAGCAGCAAAAACAGTAAATGACATGGTAGATGTTGCACAGCAACTTATGGAAGCTGGAGTTGATATGATTGTTGTAGACTCTATCTCCGCTCTTCTACCAGCTATTTACTTTGAAAAAGATAGTACAGAGTTAAAAAAGTTAGAAGACACCAAGCAGATTGGTGCAGAAGCAAAGGATATGACACATGCAGTCAAAATGCTCAACTACGCAAACAAAAAGACACTACTTGTTCTCATCTCACAGCAACGAAATCAGTTTGGATCTATGCATGCTAGTCACATCCCCACAGGCGGAATGGCTGTCAAGTTCTTCTCTTCCACTGTCGTTAAGCTCTGGTCGTCTGAGGCTGAGGCAAATGCTATTAAGGCTGGTGTTAAAGTTGGCGACAAGATTATCGAACAAAGAGTCGGAAGACCAGTTAACTGGATTATTGATTACAACAAACTCGGCCCCCCTAATCTTTCAGGACAATATGACTTCTACTTTCAGGGGGAAACTGTAGGAGTAGATTTTGTTGGTGAAGTCCTAGATGTTGCAGAGCAACACGGAGCAGTTGAAAAGGGCGGAGCATGGTATACTATAGAAGGAGAAAGATTCCAAGGTAGAGCTAAGGCTGTAGCTTGGCTAAGAGAAAATCCTGAAATGGTAGAAAAGTTGAAGAATAAGATCTATGGCAAAGATTGAAGATCTAATTGGCAAGAAGCCAAAAAAGACAGTAGTCACTGAAGATTCGATTGAAATGGGTGGCGCATTTAGCTGTCAAACATGCAATAAAATAGTTGATGAGGCAGAATATAATCGTGCTGAATACTATGTTACTTGGGTATGCCCAGATGGACATGTTTCGAAAGTAGAACTCGGATAATGTCAGAGCGTGGTGAAATAAAAAGAGACGGAGCCAAAGCTCAAAAGAATTCTGGCAGAGGCCAGTATCAAAAAGGCGATGCTAAGTGGAACCAATTCCTTGTAGACTATAAGGAAGCATCTAAATCATTTACGCTTAATCAGGATAACTGGGCAAAGATATGTACAGATACCTTTAAGGTAAGCAGGAATATGCACCCAGCATTAAAGATTATTATTGGAACAGACTCAAAGGTTAGGCTAGGAATCATTGAGTGGGCAGTTTTAGAAGAGTTAATAGAATTTTGGGAGAAAAATAATGCCTAAGAAAAAAGTACATGCATTTAATCCAATTCAGATTAAAGACGGATGGATCGTAAGACTATACAAAGATGGAAGAATTAAGTCTAAAGTAGCTCCGTATGAAGTCAAGCATAAGAAGAAAGAAGTTAATAAGTGACAATTTTTTTGATGGGCCTAATGCTTGGATTTGTTCTTGGCTACGGGGTTGGATTGTTTATAGATAAATGGGATAGAAAGATAAAAGAAAGAAATGTCTGAGAGTACATTAGAATTAATTAGTAAGGTAACAGAGTTTAACGACCTGCATGAGTATATGCAGGATGAGCAGCTAGACAAAGCCCTTGCTATGATAGTTAAGCTGCTTATGAATCCAGATGTACCGTCTGCAAAAGCTCCAATGATTATTATTGAATTGCAGGCTCTAAGTGCTAAATTCGCTGTATTAGCATCTTATTACACAACTATTGCTAAAGATAAGACTGGCACACCAAATAATAATAAGAAAAATATTTATTATACTGCCAACGAAGCTATTGATAGACTAGTTGATGCCCTTAAGTATGCAGCGAGAAATATGTAAAATGGGAAGAGATTTAGTAACAAATTTAAAGTTTAAAAAGATAAGCGGCAGCTTTGACCCAGAAGTATTTGGAAAAATGATTGACGAAGCATATACTGCTGGAAGAAATACAGACAGATGGGCAAAGAAGCACACATTCTCTCCGAGTACAGTCGGTTATGGATATGGAACATGCCCAAGATACTGGTTTATAGCATTCAACGGTGCAGACTTTGAAGATAACTTTGATGCGATGGCAATTGCTAATATGGAAAATGGTAAGCAGGCTCACGACAGAATCCAAACCCTCTTGCAGTCTACCCATGTTTTAAAAGAGATTGAAAGAGAAATTTTGTGTAACGATCCACCAGTTAGAGGATTCGCAGACATAATCCTTGACTGGAACGGCAAGGACGTTATTGGGGAGCTAAAGACAGTTAAGGATGAAATATTCCATACAAGACAGGCTCAGATGTCTCCATCAATCTCACACTTAGTTCAGCTTCTCCTGTATATGTGGGTAGAGAAGATAGACGAAGGCTTTGTCATGTACGAAAACAAAAATGATAATCAGATATTGATTATGCCTATTAATATGAATGAAAGAAATAGAGAACTAATAGAGCGCATAGTTGAGTGGATGAGAGTTGTCTACAAGAATTGGAAAGATGAACTATTGCCAGAAAGACCTTTTACAAAGTCTAGCACTGTATGTAAGTACTGTCCAGTTAGAAAAGAATGTTGGTCTAGCGAGATTGGTGTTCATAAGATTGAAAAGTTGGATCTTCCTAAATGATATGCGCTAGAGAAGAATGCGGAATTGAGTTTGAGCAAAAGACTCATAATCAAAAGTACTGTTCAGATGAGTGTTGCAGAATTGCAACTAATAAAAGAATCATGGAAAAGTACTATGAGAAAAAGGCGATAAAAAGCGGATCAGCCAGGTTTTGTAATAAATGTAAGATGAAGCTAAGCAGATACAACTACGGAGTTATGTGTAATGTGTGTGAAGCAAAGTCTAAGTCTGACAAAAAGAAAAACCTATTGGAGATGCTAAATGTCGCTAGCGGCACTTCGAAAAACTAAAACTTCTAGGGTTGTTGGTATAGATGCCTCAACAAACTCAGTCGCCTTTTGTGTTATGGACAACGGTGTACCAGTCAGATATGGTAAAATAGAGTTAAACGGTCAAGATATCTACGAGAAGATATACGATGCTAAGAATAAAGTTCGTGCTTTTAAGGAAGAATTAAATGCAGACTATATTGCCGTAGAAGGAGCCATATTGGTTAGATCTCCAGATGCAGTAATTAAGCTATCATATGTCTATGGAGTTGTCATTGCAGAGTTGATGGAGTTTGGGGCAAAGGTTGTTACTGTTGCTCCAAGCAGTTGGCAGAATTATATTGGAAACAAAAATATGAGTAAGGTGGAAAAAGATGATTTCTATTCTAAAAATCCAGGTCGTAAAGATTCTTGGTACAGAACTCAGTTGCGTGAGGCTAGAAAGCAGCGTACCTGTGATTTTATTAACAATAAGTGGGGCATTGTAGTAAGTGACTATGATGTAGCAGATTCAATTGCTATATCATACTATGCATACGAAAAGTTGACGGACAGATGAAATTATATCAAAGCAAAGAATTCCTTCATAGAAGATATGTTCTTCAGAAGAAAACAATCAAAGAGATTGCAGATGAGTGCGGTGTTTCTCATATGACCATACAAAGATACTTAGAGCAGTTTGGGCTAATTAAAAATCAAAGGAAGTGGACTAAATGAGTATTCCAGTACTAGCCGTACCAGTGCTAAATAGATATGATCTGCTTATTAATATGCTAGATCAAATCAATTATCCTATAGATAATATTTTGATTATAGATAACGGCGGAGAGCTAGAGCTTGATCCAAAGTATAACGCCAAGGTTCTGAATATGCCATCTAACTTTGGAATGTCAGCATCATGGAACTTAGCAATAAAGTGTTACCCAAAAGCCAAGTACTGGCTATTTGCATCGGCGGATACAGTATGGGGAGAAAACTCTCTAGAGCAGATAGATAAGGAGAGCGGTTCAGATTATCTAATGCTTACCAGTGATAACTATGGTTGCTATTCGGTAGGAGAAAACCTAATCGATAGAGTAGGGTTGTTTGATGAGTATTTTTATCCAATCTATTTTGAGGATAATGATTTCCATGAAAGAGTAACCTTAGAATTTGGCAAGGAAGCAATCAAGATTTGTGATTATATAAAGACACATCCAGAGGTTGGAAGTCAAACTATTAATAGTAATGAAAAGCTATTAAATAGAAATCATCAGACATTTGTGAAGAACGAAGAGTATTTTAATTTTAAGAAAGATAATAATTTTCAAATTTCAAAAGGCTGGTCTCTATCTAGAAGAAGGGAACAAGAATGGGTATTATAGGAGTTCTTCCAGCATCTGGAAGTGCATCTCGCATATCTGGTCTGCCAAAATTTGCATTGCCAATTAGCAGTAGTAAGTCAATACTTCAGTGGCATGTAGAGCAAATGCTAGAAGTTTGTGATGAAGTAAGAATATCAACCAGAGCTTCATGGGCCCAGCTTGTCCAAAACATGAACATGGATGTAAAGATAATAATCAAAGAGCCTTCAACAATGTCAGATGCAGTCAAGCATCTCGCAGGATCAGACAGCGATACTTTAATAATAGGTTTGCCAGATACATATATGGTTGGCTTAGATAAAAATATGTATAAGGAAATGATTAATTCGGACGGCGATGTCGTTCTTGGAACGTGGGATTGTCATGATGAGATAAAAGGCAGAGTTGGTCAGATACAGCTAGATGGGAATAGGGTCATATCATCCAGAGATAAGGTTGATGACTGTGACTATAAGTTTATGTGGGGAACAATGCTCTTGAGAAACATGTCCTCTGCCATAGATCCAGAATTAGCTCACGTTGGACTTCAAATTCAGAGCTGGATAGACTCTGGACTAGACGTAAAGTCAGTAAAGCCAGGTGGGGAATATATGGATATTGGAACGATAGACGGCATTAAAAACCTGTATGGAAAGTTAGTCTAGTCAATTGAATTTGACATTTTAGTTGACCAAAAGTATAATTATTTCGAGAGGTAAAAATGTCAGAATTAGAAGTAACAGAAAAGTTTGACCGCATGAATGCTGTTGTAGAGCAGCATTTGATGGGTAATAACCCCACTCAAATCGCCAAGGTTTTGTCGATTCCACGCAAAGACGTGCTGGAATTAATTGATAGCTGGCGTGAAATAGTAAGAGATGATACTGGCGCCAGAGAACGTGCTAAAGAGGCAGTGTCTGGAGCGGACCAGCATTACGCTATGCTTATCAAGGAAGCTTGGAAGACTGTGGAGGATGCAGATCAGGCTGGTCAGCTAAACGTAAAGGCACAATCACTTAAGCTAATTGCTGATATTGAAACTAAGAGAATAGCAATGCTTCAACAGGTAGGGCTTTTGGATAACGCAGAGCTTGCTGGTCAGCTAGCTGAGACGGAAAGAAAGCAAGAAGTTCTTGTTAAAATACTCCGTGATGTTACAGCAGAATGCTCACACTGTAAGGTAGAAGTAGCAAGAAGAATATCTAGTATTACAAATAGAGTTGAAGAAGTAGTCATAGTAGAAAACGAACCAGATGTTTGATTTTGATGATCTAATTGACATTCTGGACGGAGAAGAGTTTGAAGAACGTCCAGTAGATGTTCGTGACTTTGTTACTAAAGAAGATTATTTAGGCCTACCACCACTTTCAGAATACCAGTATACTTTGATTAGAGCGTCTTCTCAGATATATAAGAAGTCAACACTTGAAAAGCTTTACGGTGAAGATCTTGGAATATCTAGATGGAAAGAAACTGTCAACGAAGTAATTGCTCAGTTGGGTAAAGGGTCTGGAAAAGATTATTGTTCTACAATTGCGGTTGCCTATATTGTTTACCTATTGTTATGCTTAAAAGATCCAGCAAAATATTTTGGAAAACCTCCTGGAGACTCTATTGATATTATTAATATTGCTATTAACTCTCAGCAAGCAAAGAATGTTTTCTTTAAGGGTCTGAAGAATAGAGTCGATAAGTCACCTTGGTTTGCTGGAAAATATATTGCAAAGGCGGATGTAATTGAGTTTGATAAGGGTGTAAGTTGCCACTCAGGTCACTCCGAAAGAGAAGCCTTTGAGGGATATAACACACTCGTTGTTATTCTAGATGAGATTTCTGGATTTAGTATTGATAATACAACTGGTCACGAGCAGGCAAAAACTGCTGGGGCAATCTATGACATGTATCGTGCATCTGTTGACTCTCGTTTCCCAGACTTTGGAAAGGTTATATTGCTTTCTTTTCCACGCTACAAAAATGACTATATACAGCAAAGATATAATGCTGTCATAGCTGAAAAAGAAACCATAATAAGATCACATAAGTTTAAGATGGTAGAAGAGCTGGAGGACGGCAAGAGCGAGAACGAGTTTTCTATTGATTGGGAAGAGGATAACATTGTTTCCTATAAGTATCCAAAGGTATATGCCCTAAGAAGACCTACTTGGGAAGTAAACCCTACAAGAAGCATAGAAGATTTTAAGGTGGCATTTTATACAAACCCCACAGATGCCCTTGCACGTTTTGCATGCATGCCTCCAGAAGCAGTAGATGCATTCTTTAAGTCTCGTGAGAAGATCGAGAAAGCCTTTGTTGGAAAGAATGGCGTTGACGAAATGGGAAGATTTGAAGAATTCTTTACCCCAAATCAAGACGTAGACTATTTTGTGCACGTAGACTTAGCTCAAAAGCATGACCATTGTGCAGTTGCAATGAGCCACGTATCACACTGGGTAAAGATTAGATCATTTAATGATTACGAGCAGGTGGCTCCTGTTGTAGTTGTAGATGCGGTTAGGTGGTGGACACCAACAGCAGATAAGTCAGTAGACTTTACAGAAGTTAAAGACTATATTATTTCACTAAGATCTCGTGGATTTAATGTTCGTGCTGTTACATTTGACAGATGGAACTCGCATGATATGATGCAGCAGATTAAAAACTATAATATTAATACTGAAATTCTTTCAGTTGCAAAGAGGCACTACGAGGACATGGCTCTTGGAATTATGGAAGAAAGAATTACTGGGCCAGAAATTAAATTATTAATAGATGAGCTTTTACAACTAAGAATTATGAGAGACAAGGTTGATCACCCAAGAAAGGGATCAAAAGACTTGGCAGACGCTGTATGTGGATCCATATATAATGCAATTTCTAGGTCTGCTAAGGGAGATAGGGTTATTGAGGTGCATACATGGGCAGAGACAGTCGATGACAACACACACGTCCACACCACAAAAGACGGAGTTCCAAAGAGAATGCCAGAAGAACTATATGATGCGATAAGAGGTATGTCTATATTATGAAGAAACAAAATATAACTTGTAAATGTGTGGGTAAGCATGTTCCACTTCCAACTAGATTAGTTGAGTTTAATGGTATATCAGTATGCCCAACAACATATGAAAATATAATGGAATATAAGAAAATGTGGGAAGTTCTGGGGACAGAACCACCAGGAAATATAAGAAAACACTTTAGCGAATTTGTGCAGGACACTGTACGCTTAAGTATTGACAAGCCAGCCGTATTAGTTTAAAATATACATACTAGCGGCAATAGCTTAGTTGGTTAAAGCCCCGAACTCATAATTCGGTAATCGTAGGTTCGAGTCCTACTTGCCGCACAGAAAGGAGTAATGATGGCAAACAAAGAACAAAAAGGTAACGCTAATAAAAAGAAAGAGCCTAAGCTCTCTCTTAAGGAAAAGCGTTTAGCAAAGCAGCAGAAGAAAGACAAGAAGTAGTATAATTGTATTACCATAGTTTGTGGATGAACCGCAGCTTGGTCCTGGCCAACGTGCTTGTAGGTACCTTGGGATGGAAAATAGTTACTGCTGCCCAGCCTGAAAAGGCTGGGCAGTATAAATAGAAAGAGAAACGATGGCCGAAGATTTTGATCTCAGTGACGAGGATTTTGAAGACCTCATGAATTATTACATTGAGATAGGTGCAGTAGAAGTAAGCGGTGTCCTCAAAGATGGACAATTCATTTATAAAATAACAGACTCAGCTCAGGAATTAGCTCCAGAGCTATGGCAAATGCATACTGAGGCTATCGATGACGCTATGATAGATCTATATCAAAAAGGCTTAGTACAGGTTGAATATGATGAAGAGCTTAATGCACAAATTAAATTAAGTAAAGAAGCAAAAGAATTGATGGAAGAGTACGGTTTTGTAGATATGGAAGGCAACGAAGATGATTAATTTTCAGTCAATGAGCAAAATATCTGGAGATGCTTATCAGGAAGTTGTAAGGTTAGACCTAGAGTCTCGTGGATTCATGCATTTGGATACAGATATAGAAATAGAAAATACTGGCTGTGAAGTAGACTTTGTTGCAGACATGATTGAATATGTTGAATGTAAGGGCGGATACAATGGAGAGCATAAGCGTCCAGGAGCTAAGAGAACAGACAATGTTAAGAAGTCTATAGCTAACGCAGCACTTATAAAGGCGGAAAGACCAGATATATATTATGTTGTATATTTTTCTTCAAAGCCTAAGCAGGGTAGCTACTCTGACAAGATGATTAGAACAGCAATAAAACATGGGATAGTAGACGAGGTAAGGTACCTTGCCTATAATGGAAAGGAAGCAATTGTTTAATTTACCTCTTACTATTGAAGAAGCAGAGCAGCTTCAAAATTTTGTTACAGACCACATGAATGCTTGCTACATGTATTTATACGATGAGGAAGACGTCCAAGAAGGCTGGGAGCCTTATGATCCTTATGACGGATGTGAAACCTGCAATGTCCGTGAGCAATTAATGGCTACATTTGACTGGCTTAGGTCTAGACAAAAAGTAGATATTTTTGTAGAATAGGCTTATGCCTTCGTAGCTCAGGGGATAGAGCGACGGACTTCTAATCCGCAGGTCGCAGGTTCGATTCCTGCCGAGGGCGCATTGACTTCTTTATTTTAATAAAGTATAATATAGATATATACAAGGAGATATTATGCCAAAAGGTAGATACACAGTAGGCGCTAGAGGAACACATGGTTGCTCTGGATATCCAGTAGTAGGTGACACTGGTAAGGTTCATGGTTGCCATAAGACTAGAGCAAGTGCAAGAGCACAGCAAGCAGCAATCTACACATCTACCGCTAAAGATAACTCTTACGATGTTGACTCAGCAATACTAAAGTGTTGCCCAGATTCAGATATTGAAAAAGCTCAGGGTCCATGTTGGGAAGGTTATGAGCAAGTTGGATGGAAGACAAAGGACGGAAGAAGAGTTCCAAACTGTGTTCCAAAAGATAAAACTACTAAGGCTGCTGGAGATAGATTTGAAATTGTTGAAGAGCATCCAAAGTGCGAAGGTGTAGCACTTGTAGAAAAAGATGGAACAACCGTACTATGCTACTTAAATAGAGAAGAAGCAGAAAAAGCATTAGCAGATATGAGATTGGAAGAGCCAGAAGCATCTATGAGACCAGATCCAGATACAGCAAAGTCTATGGATGAAGATGATGAAGATGGCGAATCACACGACAAGAAGAAAAAGAAAAAGAAGAGCGAGTTCTGGAGAGGAGCATTTGCTTGACAATAACAGAAGAGTTGGTGGAAGATAAGCAGGAAGAGATTGAGCTTACTGCTAAAGATCGATGTGACTCATGCGGAGCACAAGCATTTGTTTATGTAAAAGGATTGTCTGGAGAATTATATTTCTGTGGACACCACTATGCAAAGAATGAAGAAAAATTAAAATCATGGTCCTTTACAACCATTGATAAACGTGATACAATTAACAAGAAGTCAGAATCAAGTAACTAATAGAACGGAACTGCGGTGCAAACATTTTTACCATATAGCGACTTTGATCAATGTGCAATGGTTTTAGATTCCAAGAGACTAAATAAACAACTTCTAGAGGGTAGACAAATCCTTAGTGCTTTGGCTGGTCAAACAGCTGGCTGGAGAAATCATCCAGCTACTAAGATGTGGCGTGGTTCTGAGTTAGTGCTATATAGCTATCTTAATGCTATTGCAAAAGAATGTTATACACGAGGAATTAAGTTTAAGAAAAATTTAGATGCAATTGATCAAACCATAGATATATACTTTCAAGGAGTTGAGCACAACAACAGGCCGTTTTGGATGAAAGATCAAACTATGCTGCGTAGAATTAATGCTACGCACCAGGCAAATTTATATAGAAAAGATTCTTATGAGTATGCGATTTTCCAATCAGCATACGATGATCCTCTAAACGAGCCTTGTTGCGAAACATGCCTATACTTTTGGCCAACACATACGGAGTAAGCATGCCAATATATGAATATAAATGTGATTGCTCTGAAGATATTCTAGAAATACAAAGATCTATTCTTGATCCAGAGGTTATTCCAGATTGCCCTAAATGCGATAGCGCAATGAAAAAGGTTTATAGAAGTTTTGGAATCGATCTAAAAGGTTCTGGTTGGTACTCAAAGGGTGGTTAAACAGTGGGGATTAGCTCAGTCGGCAGAGCGGGAAACTGTTAATTTCTAGGTCATAGGTTCGAGTCCTATATCCCCAGCATTGCGAGTGTTGCATAATGGTAGTGCTTCTGCCTTCCAAGCAGATGGTGCCAGTTCGATTCTGGTCACTCGCTCCAAGGTCTCATAGCTCAGTTGGTTAGAGCGCCGCCCTGTCACGGCGGAGGTCGACGGTTCAAGTCCGTTTGGGATCGCAAGCCTTGTAGGGTATAATTGTATAGTCAAGGAGAAAAAAATGGCTATGTATACATATTTTACAAAGATAGATAAGGTTGTAGACGGAGACACAGTAGATGTGTTTATCGACCTAGGATTTAGCGTTTGGCATAAAGAAAGAATTAGACTGGCTGGCATTGATACTGCAGAAAAGAATACAGCTTTTGGAAAAGCACTTAAGACTTATATGATTCAGTTGCTAGAAGGAAAGCTTGTAAAGCTTGAGGTTTCAAAGCCAGATAAGTACGGAAGATATTTGGGTATAGTTTACCTTGATTCAGAAGAAAGCATCAATGATCAAATGATCAGATTAGGCTTAGCTAAGCCTTACGGCGGAGATTCAAAAGTAGGTCTTTGGACTGAGCAAGAGTTATCAAAGTCTACTATAGACGTAAAGTTATCATAAAGGAATAAACATGGCAGAGAAAACATATGCACCTACAGAGGGCATGAAAATTGCAGCACGTAGAGCCCTAAAGTGGAAAGAAGAAGGTAAGGCAACTGGCGCTGGTACAGCGGTAGGTTGGGGAAGAGCTTCAGATATTGTTGCAGGTAGATCCATGTCTCTGTCTGTAGTA